AGCATCTTCATGCCGTCAGCAGCCGCGAACTCAGGAGGTGCGGCGTACGCATCTACCTGAGCTGAGAAGTCCTCATTGGCGACAACATCGCGGTACTTCACACCATCGAAGTACAGCGGTTCGAGGTCTCCACCGGAGGTGTTCTCACTCACGGAGGTGAGACCGTTCCAAGGGACTCCTGGTCCGTTGCGCGGGTAGAGGACACCGCGATCGACGCCTGCCTCGAAGAAGCGCTCTCCCGGCTGGTTCCAATTGACACGACTCATGGGTCCTCCTTCCTATCCGCTGGTGCCGAGCTTCGCCTTGCGGGCGGCGTTGATCTCGGCCATGGTCTGAACGCGCTTCTGCTTGCTCATCGGCTTGGGCTTCTGAGACTTAGCGTGGTGAACGCGGATGAGAGTGAACAGCCGGTTCAGGTGCCAGTTCTCACAGTCTTTGTCGATCTGGAACTGGCTCATCCAGTAATAGATGAGCTCCGAACTGATGCGCTCACTGGTCTTTGGGGCCTGTTCGGCCATGTTGTGGAAAGTGGTCCCCGTCATGGGGTCGTTCACGTACGCGTCGAGCATCTCGATGTGCTCGTTTGTCAGGCGGTTGAGCAGGGACGGGTCACAAGGCGTAACAAGCATCGCCTCGATGTAGGAAACCGTCTCTTCTGCCGTCTTCTTGTCGTTCGTGAGGAACAGCTTCTTGTGCTTGGCTTCCCATTTTGACAGGGAGACCAGAGAGTGCTCGAACTCGAGGACAATGTCATCGGTGTATCGGAAGATCTCCGCTTCGTCGTCCCAGAGCTCATCGCCCTGGAGGGTAATGGTGAGCACTCTCCGGTCTCCTTTCTGTCAAATGAGCCCCACCCCTAGCCTCTGCTGCCTACTCGAGTTTGCAACTTTGAGGCTAGGGGTGGGAGTCGATCAGACGACCGCGCCCGCGAAGAGCGCGATGACCTCGGCCGGCGTGGGCAGGCGAGGCTCGTCGGTGTCGGTGCCGTACAGGATCGCCTCGAGGGCGGCCAGGTCGTCGGCAGCGACCTTGGTGGAGTCGACGGTCAGGCTGGCCACCGGACCGTACTTGACGCCGTTGATGGTGCCGACCGCGACCTTGGTCGTGCTGATCTCCCAGCTGAAGGTGATGGCCTCCGGGGAGTCGTTCACGGTCGCGTAGGCCTTCTCCGACGGGGCGGCGTCGCAGTTCCACACGAGGTGGAGCTTGTAGCCGTGGTCGGTGCCGACGAGGTCGTTGCCCTTCAGCGTCCGGTAGGACAGACCGAAGGTGCCACGACGCTGCTGGCCGAGGTACACGCCGGGCACGGGCTGCGCCTCGCCGTTGTACTTGCCGAACTCGTCGGGGTAGGTGAAGGCCTCGATGGTCGCGCCGAACTCCTCGGCGGACTTGAGGTTGAGGTACTTCATGTTGTCGGCGTACTGCGGGTTGCTCTCGGCACCCGAGGGGGACTCGGTGACGGTCGTCAGACCGTTCCAGGCCACACCCGTGACGAACGCACCGGTGGCGTCCGGCTCGTACAGCACACCGTGGTCGACGCCGGTCTCGAACTCGCGCTCGCCCGGCAGGTCCCACTGGATCTCAGCCATGGGATGTTCCTTTCTCAGAAGAAGAGTGTGTACACGTAGTGATTCAGGCCGTCGGTCGCGTACCACCTGTCGAAGGAACAGTACGGCAGTGCGGCAATTTCGTCCCGGATGCCAGTGTCCGGATCTTCGTCGATCACCGTGACCGTGTAGGCCTGAGCACGGCGATAGGGAAGATTGTCAGCGAACTGGGTCTCCGCCCTCGCGAGGGAATATACGACGGCCGGGTAGACCATCTGTGTCCCATTCGGCGGTTGGAAGTGCACCTGCGCCTCAGGAAGACCAGAGGTCTCCTCAAGGAGCGTCTGGAGCAGGAGTCTGCGGGGCAGACTCGGCACGGGCTCCATGGTAAACACCTCCCAACCGAAGAAGGAGGCGGGGGCGCTGGACAGTAACTTCCGAAACTGCCCAAGCGACCCCCGCCCACTCCACGAAGCGAATGGCGAAGATGTTTTCGTTGACGTACTGGTCGTCCGCCATGATCTCGACGGTGTTCGTCGTTCGGAGCTCCGTATTCACGGTGGTGCCCTGCTGCATCGTCAGAGACGTGCGCTTGACATCGCCGAAATATGGGCCCTTTTCGGTCACGACCTCCTGAGTTACCCCAGGACGGACGCGAACCGAGTGAACGAACCCGACGAGACCCGAAAATCTCGCCATCAGCTACCTCAGACCTGGAAGTACCAGCTGCGGGTGCTGCCGGCCGGCAGGTAGTAGCCGTCCTCCGCCTCGGCGCGAACCTCGGTGGGCTCGCTGAGGACCACGTCACCGGTGACGGTCTCGCCGTCGATGGTGTAGACGACGCCCTCGGTGTCCGGAACGGTCAGCGTGCTGGTGGCGCCGTCGAAGGACGGAGCGACAGCGGTCGCCTCGGTACCGGCCGCGCGGGTGACCACGATCGCCGAGAACGGCTTGGTCAGACCGCCCGAGAGACGGGTCTCCTGGAGGTACTTGTACTGGTTGAAGTCGATGTCGAAGTCCTCGAACGAGGTCAGCTCGCCACCGCGGTTCGAACCGATGGTGTAGTCCGCCAGGGACACGATGATGGCGAACAGGCCGTCGTACTCGGTGAACAGGTCCACCGTGACGATGTTGGAGACACCGATCTTGTCGGCGAGCTCCGTCTTGTTCGCGTAGAGCGGCCGGCCGAACCGGTCGTCCTCCAGCATCATGTCGGTGAGCGACGCGCGCGAGATGAACATCGTCGCACCGCCCGAACCCCGGTAGTCGTCCATGGCGCGGACGAGGCCCTTGACGACGTTGCGGCTGTCGACGTTGCTCGGGAGCTCCGTCTTGATCGCGTAGAGGTCGTCGTCGTGGAAGATCGACCGGATGCCGACGCCGTCGATGGCGCCCATCGGGTCCTTGACCTTGTCGGGGTGGTTCGCCGGACGGCCGTCACCGACGAGGATCGCGCGAGCGAGCTCCTCCTCGATCATGAGCCGCATCTCCGCCTTGAGCCAGGCGACGACGTTGACGTCGGTGATGTCCAGGAGGTCGTCCCGGTCCAGCTTCTGCTTCTTGTAGATGGTGCTGGGGCGCACGGAGCGGCCGAGGAGCGAGAAGACCTCCTCCTCCTTGCGGTTGCCCTTGATGTAGCCCTTGGCGCGGGCCTCCTCCTTGGTGATGTCCGCGAGGAGGGTCTTGACCGCGGCGATGGGGGAGTGCTTGGTGCCGTTGAGGACAGCGGCCACCCACTCCATCCGGCGGGAGATGAACTGCGGGGTCGCCTCGATCGCCTTGGCGTCGGGGAACAGCAGCTCGATGTTCTCGATGCCGTACTCGGCAGCGTGGGCGAGGACGGCCTCCTTGAAGGACCCCTCCTTCTTGGCCTTCTTGACGATGGCCTCCAGCTGGGAGTGCGTGAGCCGCTTCGAGGTGTCGATCGCGGTGCCGGTCAGGGAGCCGCCGGCCTGGTCGAAGATGTTGCGGGACATGTTGTCGCCTTCCTGGTGCTTGAGGTCGCCCTCGGTGTCGTTGTCGTTCTGGTCGTCGTCGGTGTCACCCTTGTCCTCGTCCTCGTCACCGAGGTCCGAGTGCTGGACACCCTCGTTGTCGTCGCCACCCTCGGCCTGCTCGATGGCAGCACCGATCATGTAGTGAACGACCTCCTTCTGCTTCTCCGACATGCCGTCGTAGATGTCCTTCATGGACTCCTCGTCGGAGTCGCCGGAGTCGTCACCCTCCGCGTGAGCCACGTAGTCGAACTCGTCGTCCTCCGCGTGCTCGATCTCCAGGCCGGTGTAGATGATGGCCTGGTCCTCGAAGACCTCGACGTCGCCGTCGCTGTGAGCGAGGCGAATGTTGTCGATGAAAGCCCCGGGGTTGGCCCCCGAGAGCACAACGCTGACCTCGCGGATCGCGCCGTGCAGGACGGTCTTGGACTTCTCGACCAGACCGTTCGCGTAGATGGACAGCGCCTTGACGTCACCGTGGACGACGAGCGCCTTGGTGGTCTGGCCGGCCTCGGTGTCGTTGAAGAACCCGTAGCAGTAGATGCCAGCACCGTCGGGGTGGCTGGCGTCACGGTGCTCGAGGATCGCGTGACCGAGGACGTTCTGCGGGCTGTCGTGGTTGTGCTGCCAGACGAGGGGAACCTCGATCTTGTCCTGGTGCTTGAAGGCATCGGGGGTGATCGTCCGGCCGTCGGAGCACCTGATGTCCGCTCGTGTGGCGTAACCGCTGAAATCGGCTTCCATTTTGAGCGTCTCCTTTCGGTTGATGGTCAACGGCCTCGCGGTCCGTCGTCATTGTTGTTCTTGGAGCCGGACTTTCCGTCTTGCGTGCCAGCTTTGTTCCGTCGTTCGCGAGCGTCAGCCAAGGCCTTCTTGATCTTGCCCTGGATGTCCTCGATCTGCGCGTGAAGCTCCTTGACGTCGGTGGATAGAGAGGTTGGGTGCTCCTTCTCGTACTCCTCCTGCGCCTTCTTGTTCTTCTCGCGCTTCTCAGACTCGGTCAGCTTCTCCTTCTTGCTGTCCTTCCCCTTCTTGTCCTTGGAGGTAGAAGAGGTGTCGTCAGACTTGTCGTCCTTCTTCGGGTCCTTGACGCCGCTGCGCTTCTTTGCGGCATCCACGAGCTCCGAGAGGACATCTCGAAGGCGATCGAGTCGGGCCTCGAGTCGTTCTTTCTCAGCACGAAGCTCAGCTTGACGACTCTTGGTGTCCGCACGATTCGGCTTACCTCCAGAACCGCCGGTTGCCGGACGGCCACCGCTGGGTGGTCGAGGAGACGAAGTCTCTTCGGCCTTCTTGAGGCGACCCTTCAGCTTCCGGTTCCGCATGTAGTACTCGTGAGCCTTGGCGGGGTCGTACGAACTCGCGTGAACGAGGAGGGCGGAGTCGTCAAACGTCATCCGTCCACCCCGATCTGCGAGAACACCTCGTCAAGAGTTGCGTTCATCGAGTCGTACATGTCCTGCTCGGCGTCCATCTGCTCGTCAGTCGGGCCACCGGCTTCCACCGGTTCGCCAACCTGGTTGCCGTTGACGTCAGTGCCCGCAGGCAGCTGGGTCTGAGGCACCGTGAGGTTGGAGTTGATGAGCATGTCGGCCTTCGGGTCCTTGGCAGGACGCATTCCGATGAAGCCGCGGAACTCGTTGGAGGACACGATCTCGTTGCGGGTGAACTTGTCGGCCAGCTCAGCCAGGTCCTTCATCGGGACCAGCTTGAACGGGTCGCGGAAGTACATGATGTCGTGGCCCTGCGTGCGAGCCGTCTTCGTCAGGAACTTCCTCTTGATCTCAGCGACCACCACGTCGAGAACGGGCGCGACGGTCCGGTTGAAGTAGTTCAGCATCTCGGCCTCTTGAGCCGTGCCGTCCATGACGGCCTTGGTCAAGCCCAGCTGAGAATATAGGAGCTCGAGGAGCTTCTCGACCTGCGCAAGCAGGTTGTTCTCGGCCGGCCGGTTCAGCTGCGTGACCTTCTCGGTCGCGTCGATGTAGGCGATGCCGTACTGGCTGTCCTTGAGCTGGAGCTCGATGTCGCGCTTGCGCTGTGCCGCGTCCTGTCGCCGGCCTTCCGAACGAATCGGGTAGGGCAGCTGGATGAACATGTCGAGCTTGCCCGACGCCGTCTGCTCGTCGACGCTGTCCAGAAGCGCGAGCTTCCGGATCAGTCGCTGAAGAGTCGAGTTCGGCTCGTTCATCACAGGATATAGCGGGTTCTCGACGAGAGCGACGAATCGCTTCTCGACAGTCACCTGCTCGCGGCGACCGGTCCTGTCGTTGTAGGCGTCCACCGTAACGTGACGGGGATACCACTGGACGACGTGACCAACTCTCCAGCTCTGAATATCGAACAGTCCACCGTTCGCCGGAGCGTTCGACATGTCCACTGGAAGGATGGCAATATGCCCACCCTCGAACAGCGTCATGTAGAGATCGATGAGGAACGCGATCCCGGACTGGTCGATGTTGGCCTCGACATTCAAGCAGTTGTGCAGACCCGAGTTCACGTCCTCGACGTAACGGTCCTGCTCGTCCTTCTTGACGTGACGAATATCGATCGTGGCGCAGTCGATCGCCATCCGCGTGTAGATCGAGGAGATGATGGAGCGCTCGCCGGAGAAT